GCAGTCCTCCCCGGCTTGCCCCAATGCCCCGGATCTTTTCGGAGAGACTCACCGCCACTGCCGCTGGGTCTGCCTCCTTATCCTCCACGCCAAGCAGCGCATCATAGGCCGCTTGTTGCACCTTCCTACGCTTGGCAGCTCTGACCAGCCTTTCCCGCCAATAGTTGAAAGTCGCCGTGGCAATCGTCCCGCACAGCACCTTCTCGCTGAACTGCCCTATCGCTCCGTTACCTAGCTTTTCCTCCACATACTGCCCCATGGCCACCGGATCAGGCGGAACACCCTTGCCAAGCGCCTTGGCCACCGACTTGCCTAGAGGCTGAAAGAAGTTGTCCGGGTCGGTGACTTCCGCCCTAGCACGATCCAGCAGGGTAGGCTCGGCAAACACCGAGGACAGCACCGACCATTCGGCCTCCTCGTCGCGGGCGGGTTGGTAGTTGGGGTTCATGTTAGGCCACATTCCACAATCGTCTTTTTGAATTTCAAAAGCTCGCGCACGGCATTTTCCATCGTTCCAGTATTTCGGGCGTGCGCCAGCAACCATGGGGATGGGTTCTTGTTGCTCGTAAAAAACAACACGGGCTTGCCCTTCATATGGGCGTAAAAAATCTCCATGGCCGTCCCCCATCCGGGTCTCTCGCAGTTGGCCAGCACCACATGGCAATGGTCGACCTCTTCCATGTCTTGCCGCGTAATGTCTCGACTGTTGACTGTGTTGTAATTGATGTTGCGGTAATCGCGCTTTATTGGGTCTAGGACGTCATAGGCTTTTGCCAGCAGCTTGGAAGCCTCTTGCCGCCACAAATGCTCTTGGTCAGTGGTTCCGTAAATTGGCCCAGACAAATAAACCCTTGGCTTCATGGAGCCTCCACCTTGACTCTGTTATTTTCCCCCTCGCGCAACTCAACGCTCTTTAATCTTATTTTTTCACTCTCATAAATGAGAAGTCTTTTGAAAAACCAGTTGGCCAAATTTTCAAGCGTGGTCGGCCAAGGAAAAACTTCATTCAGATTGTGATGGTCACAACAGGCAACAAGTTCCTTGGCAAATTTTTTAAGAAATCCAAAAGGGTAAATCATGGGCTTTTCATCGGTTGGAAAGCCTTCCCAAGTGATGTCCAGTTTGTAAGTGTGTCCGTGGTTGCTAAAGCATTTGAATAGATCGTCAAAAATCATGGATCCGGGTTCCTTGAGGTAGGCAAAATCCTCCGACCGCAGGCTGTGAGATGCGTCAAAGACAAAGGATTGAGTTATGTAATAGCTGGCTTCGCCCAGCTTCGTGTTGTTTAAGTCTCTAGCAAACATGGCTGCCTCCTTGTGGTTTGGGTTTCATCCAAATATCGCAGCAACGGCTCCAGCCTTTTCATTCCGCCTCGCATCCACCCCGTTCCGTCGCAAGATTCCACCCCAAGGTCGTGACAAATCCACAGCCCCTCGTAGGAGTTTACCCTGCCCACATGAACCCGTGGACAGGCGTGGGCAAACGCCCTAACATTTTGCCACTTCCACTTAGTCGATCCGCCAATAAAAACTACTTCAGCGTTGCCCGGAACGTCATCAGGAGTCATTCCGTCCTGTGCCACAAAAGCTGGCGCAAAGCCCAGCTCGCGGATTCTTTGAAAATGAGACGGCCAAAGATCAAGCGTTGCCTCTCGGTCTGCCACCTTGTCGGGGCAGGCCACCCAAAGCGGTTTATGATATTGCGCCGCCTGCTCCAGCATGGAGTAAAAACCTTTCTCGTCCCAAGGGTACTGGTTGACCCAAGCTCCGTAGGCTCCGTTGTCCAAGGCGTAGGGCGTGACTTCTGGCGGCCGCCGCCATCCATCTGGGGAGATAAGCAGGCCAAACTTGCCAGGATATTTGCCAGCAATATAGCCAGCCATAAACCCCGTGTTGTTGCTGGGCATAACAATCATAAAACTTCCGGCTTTGTTTCATGGGCGGGAACAAGCCCAGGGGCGGAGAAACCTCGACGCCTCAAGGGGAACAAACCCACCGTTGCAGGCTCTCCCTGCACACCATTCGCCGGTTTAAAGATCACTCCTTCTGCGCCCCCATCGCTTCCTTCGCTCTGCCCACAATCATCTCCGCCGTCACCGCCCGGATGGCGTTGCAGGCCAGTTGCGTCCCCTTGGTTCGGTTAGTTGCGTCCTTGCACTTGGCCTGGGGCAATCCCATCTGCGGGTGGCAGGGTGCGTGCGGGCAGACCGATGGTTCATAACAAGGGAAGGACAGGGGATAGTATTGGCAACGGTCAGTTGGGGCGTAGCTACCCCAGATTGAAACCGTGGCTGTCCCCAGCCCAGCACTGGCATGAAGGACGGCAGAGTCAGGGCAAACCACAAAGTCCGCGCCTTGCAGTACGGGTAGCAGGCTTCGGAACTGGCCGGTGCAGTTAAACAAATCAACCACCCGCTTGTGTTCCAAGCGAAAATCCACCGATGGGCTGGCTCCGACAATGACGGCGCGGTGGGTGGGAAACTCTTCAAGCAGCGCCAGCACCGCCGCCTTGCCTTGCTCAACTGGGTAGGAGCGGGTAGGGCCAGAAGCGTTGACGTGATAGACAAAGTAAGGCTCTGGTATCGGCCACTTGTTCTGCTTTTTCAGTTCGTCAAGATCAGTCGCAATTACCGTCAGCGTTGGCCGCTTGTAGATTGGGTCCACCTTGACCTCGTCGGTCTCCGCTCCCATCCAGCGGTAAATACGTTCCCAAAAACATCCCGGCCCCGTGCCAAGCTCGGACCCCATCACCTTGCCGCTGAACAGGTCATCAAGAGGCACATGGGCGTCATACGCCTCCCACGCCTCTGCGACCGCTGGCAGCGGTATAAGCCTGGCTCCCAGCCCTCCATAGAGCGTCAGGTTGCGAGCGGGTGCATACACGTCCACGGTGCCTCCGCTTTTCTCGACCAAGTAACGGACAATGCCCGTGGCCATGATGGCATCTCCAAGCGCCCCAGACCTGTACACTGCCGTTATCCCGCCCGTGCTGCGTCCGGGGTAGTACGGCTTAATCTTGTGAGGGCAGGGAAAGAAGTCCTGGTTGAATGGATGGCCTGTCAGCTCATCAGGCAGGACATAAGTGACCAGTGGCCAGCAGTGGTTATCGTCAATCTTGTGGGTGCCTGGAGTTTTGTTGGTCCACAGCTTCATTTGCGTTTCCCCGCCTGCTCGTAGTTCTTGTAGGGCTTGAAGTCATGGCGGCTGGCATGAACAACGGAGGTGTGGTTGCACCCCCAAGCCCGCGCAATCTGCTGAAAGGTGTAGCCCTGTTCGCGTTGCAGTTTCCACAAGGCCCACCGCTTTGCCGTGGTGGTGGAGGTGCGGTTTGACCCACCCGATCTACGTCCACCCCGCTTAATCTTGGATGGCTTAATCCGTAGCTCCGCTGGCACAACAATGTCCCGCTCATCCAGCCCCCCCGCCAGCACCGCCTTGGCCTGCTTCTCGCTTTCCTCCTTCACCAGCACTCGACCAGCGGCAAGCTCCTGGCGCAGTTGGCGAAGGCTTTCCGCCGTCTGCTTGCAGAGCAGTTCCAGCTCCTCGTTCTTTCTTTCGGCCATGTTGACGCGGTAGGTCAACGCCGAGATGGCGGGGGCGATGATGGTTTGTTTCATTTTGTGTTCTCCTTGGTTTGGTTTTTGGTTGAAGTCACTACTTCCTTGGCAATCAATCTCGCCGCATCCACATCGGCAAGAATCGCACGAAAGCGCGGGGCATGGCTGGTCTCGGCACGGTCGCGCTCCTTGGACAGCTTGCGCTTAACCCGCTCCAAGATTTCCAGAAGCCACTTGGCGTTGTCACTCATGGGTAATGCGGCTCCGGGGGCTTGGGCATCTGGGTTAGGCCGTAGGTCGGGTTCTCGCACCTGCGACAATCCTTCATGTCAAAATCCAACACATCGCCCGATTGCAATAGGACGGTGAAGACCTTGTTGTGGTCGCAGCCGTAGTCGGTAGCTAGGAAAGCCAAGCCTTCTCCCTTTGGCGTCATCATCCAGATTTCAGGATTGAGTTGAAGCATCACGCTCGTACCTCCCTGTCAAAAGGTTCAGCTTCCAGCCGTTGCCGTGGAAATGGTCGTAAAGCATGACGTTGAGCAGCCGTGCCTTGGGGCCAAGGGCGAGGGGGAACAGCAGTCCCGGCTCTACCGCATCTGACTCCAGCATCAGTCTAAAAAAGGTCACATCGTCCTCGCTGATTTGTGGCCGCTTTAAGAGCATTGCGGGTACACCTGTCCGTAAACAGGATCATGGATTACCGTGTCCTCGACATGGGTTCCGTACCCAAGCCCGCGCTCGTCGAAGTAGTAGATGAGGGCATAAGGATCAAAGTCTCCTTCTGGCTCGCTGCATAGTGACCAGCGCCCAGCCGGGATGGTTTTGCCGTCCACTTGGAGCGTGCAGTATTTCTCCCAGCTCATCGGTCGCTCCGGTTAAACCAAATGATGAGGGTTCCAATAATCATTCCGGCAATGCCAGCTAGGCCAACAAGCAAGTCCCTCATTTGCGCTTCTCCCGCTTTAGTCCCGCTTCCAGCGCCAGTTTAAAGCCGTAGGCAAACATGGCGTTGCGATCCCAAAGTATCTTTTCGCGCCCATATTTAACCATTGCGGCATAGGTGGCGGCATCGCATTCCACCTGCAATTCGCAGTAGGTGACATCCCTAACGTGCCGCACCGTGACAACGGGAAGCTCTTTCTTCCGTCTCACTTTAACCGCCTTATCATTTCGACCATCCAGCCGAGGGCGAAACAGGCCAACAGAAACAGACCCGCCAACATTCCAAAGAGAAGCGCCAACTGTAACGTGCAGATGGCGGTTGCACCCAGAAACTCCAACACGTCCCTCATCTCTGGTATCTCCCAAGGACATATCGGTTTAAGGTCGCTTGATCCACCTTGGCCCCTGCAAGGCGACACCAAGACAAAATCGTCCCGTCCTTAAAATCTTTGACCAATCGTTTGATTGCCGGGATTTTTCGATAGCAAAGACAATCGGAGAGACGGTGACGCGGTTGCCCGACAACCTTGAGTCCATTGAGAATCTTCCTGCGATTGAGCAAATGAATGTCCAGAATCGCTCTAGCGGCGACTTCGCCCGCCAACTGCTTGTAACGCTCATTGATGTCTCCCTTGGCTAATTGGTCCGAGTCCATTTCTTTGCTTTCTTTTTGCCGCTGCGCTCCTGGCACCAGACGGCGTAGAGGTTCCATAGTTGCGCCGCATCCTGAGCGGCCAGCTTGTTTTCAAAGATGTCAGTCAGCGGTGGCAGTCCGTTGGGAGGCTCGGCTCCCCATAGGCGCGGGCCGATTGGGTTTCCGCCAGTAGTATGCAAGCGCCACCGCCCGCACTCTTGGACTACCTTCACAAAGGTCATCGCCCTACCGCTTTCAGCTTCTCGTCGTCCGCCTTGACCGTCTCAATCAGCTTGTCCATGTCGGCGGACTGCCCGGCGTAGTGGATGATTTTGGCGTCCTTATAACGATCCAAACCAAAGTGTTCCTCCACGCTGGTCATGCAGTTGTAGGCCGGGTCTAAGTCTTCCAGCGTGACCCTCCAGAGATGGGCCATGATGTTGAGCCAGGTCTGCTCGCCAAAATGGTTGGGATGGACGGCAAGGGGAGGCATCGAGAGGATGCCCATGGCTTTGTTGCTGATAACGAATACGCCCGTGTTGACGTAGAACTGCGGCTCAATATGTCCGCCAAAAGCGGAAGCAAGGCTTACCATTCCGGCCTTGCGGTCAAGAAACGCCCCCTCGTCAAAAGCCTTAAACGACCCGCACGATTCCCCGATGTCCTCACAATCCGTCGTCACCAGCACGTCCGCGTCCAAGAAGGTGATCTGCTCGTAGCCCTTCGTTGCCATGAAGTTTGCGATGACCGACTTGGTGTACTGCATCGGTTCCGTCAGCGGCTTTGCGATGGCCAAGAAGTCCTGCCCCGTCCGCTTGGCGTAAGCGTCCATGCGTGGCTGGGTGACTTTGAGCAGTTCCTCCCACTTGACTCCGAATGCCGTTGTGACCACCGCCCGCTTCACGCCGGTAGCTCCCATGTCTGGCGGCAGGCCAAGTCTTCCAGTTGCTCGGTAGCGATTTGAACTACACTGTGGGCAGGGCAAGTGAGCCGGTCCCCGCTGGCGTTAAAGATCCGAAGATTCTCCACCACCGCCTCGACCGGCACCTGGGCGAAGACATGCTGCCGGAAGCCCTCTGGCCCAATGTCCTTCTCTTCCGTCAGCACCTCGACATCGGCTTGTGCGCCATAGGAAGTGCCTTCGCATGTAAAGTCACATTCTAATTCCTTCCATCTCATAGCCGGGGTAGCTCCTTCTTTAACTGCGCCCAGGCAAACAAAGACCGTACAATCGCCCGCTCCAGGTGATCCAAGGCAGTCTCGCCGTTCTCGTCTGGCTGGGGGGTGTTCAAGTGAATCTGCATCTGCGCGGTGGCGTTGTGCCGAATGGCCCTTTGAATGTGATAATCGTAGGTCGGCTTGTCCTTTTCAAACCATTCGCCGTAAGCCGACTTGGCAGACCCCTTGCCCATAACCCGCCAGACAATCTCTGCGGCCGCCTCGCCAAGTTCTCCAATGGTGGGAGGCGTCACAGTTCCATCCCCGGAGGCGTGTAGCCCTTGAGCCAAGACCAGATTTTTAGGAGGTTCTTGAAAGCCTCAAACGACTCAACCAACTCCTCCTCATCCCACTGCTTTGTCAGAATGCGGGATGGGTCGTTGCTGGGAAGCACCACCGATACGCACGCCAAGTCAGACTTCTCTTCCTTGCAGACCTCCCGGTAAGCCGAAAGTTGGGGGCAGTCGCTCTCCGAATAAAACGGTTCGTACTTGGGATTGTATTTCCTGTTCTTCAAATCAATCACCGCCGTGCCGATGTCCTTCAGTTCGACCAACGCATCGCACCGTCCGGCGTAGCCTTTGCCCACCAGCGCCTTTTCGCACCAGTAGGTCTTGACCACGTTTTCCCTGGCCCACTTCTTAAACGTCTCAATGTAGGGCTGAAGGGCTGGCTCCTTGGAATGCTCCCGACCAAGCAGAATGTTCTCAGCCTCTAGGTGCATATCGGTTCCGTGCTGCGCCGCCTTGGTCGTGGACTCCTTGCTGTCGGCCACGCACCGCTTGGCGTAGTCGGTTAGATCCTCGCCGTCCTTTCGGGGCAGGGTGAGGGAGGAAAGGATGGCCTGCTCCACCTTCCAGGCGGTGAGGTTAGGCTTCTCAAGGATGCCTAACACGCTGGTGACGGACGGAAGAAGTTTGAGCTTCCTCGCGTCCGCCACCGTTGTGTTCCTCTCCTTGCCGTTGGCACCCACGATGACATGGGCGGACTGCCCGTCTTCGGTGTACCAGTGACCAGCCTCCTCCGTCTTGACCAGACGGGAGGTGCTGGGTTCCTTGGAGGTGAGGGTCAGCGCCATTTAGAACGGCACCGAATTGGTGTCCTCGTCGTTGTCTTGGCCAGCGGCCACGGCCACGGGCTTGGCCTTGTTAAATTCCTTGGCGGCGCGGATCTTATCCTGCAACCACTCCGGCAGGTGGTTAAACGCTCCGCTCTCGCCCTCTTCAATCTCGTAATACACCGGCTCGTTGAACGGCTTGGCTGGCTTCATGCCCCTTGGGCA